TATCTCTCATAATTTCTCCGATTTTCCTCTTTTATCTCCTCCCGCCTCTTTTCACATTTCTTTTTTTCCGCCTGATACCCTTCTATCTTCTCTTCACTCTGCCGTTTTACTCTCTCCCACATCTCTTCCTGACTAATCTCCCGCCGCAGATGCTCCTTTATCTCTCTCAACACAATTTGCTCCAGCATCCTGTCATCCGCTTTCCCCGCAAAGCACCCCGTATCTTCCTTCCCCTGACTATACGCGCAACTATAAAGCACATGCCCGTGCAGTCTCTTGCTTCCCGTCAGGCTTCTCCGGCAATTTCCGCATTTCACATAACCGCTCAGTAAGGTTGTTTCTTTATCAAATTTACTTTTCTTCGTGTGACGAATTTGGAGAGCCTGCGCTTTTTCAAAGGTTTCCCTGGATATGACAGGTTCGTGATGACCCTCTATCACCTTCCATGCACTTTTGGGTACAGGTATTTCTTTTCCGGTTCCCGGGTCTGGGATTTTGGTTTTTCCGTAGACCATGCAGCCTATATAGTTCTTGTCGTTCAGGATTTTTCGTATCATGTCGCTCGTCCACTGTAAGCCTCTTGTGGATGCTTTTTTATTATCTGACTTCTGGCGTTTGCTCATGGATTGGAGTGGTGTAAGTATGCCTTCTTCATTAAACAGGCGGCATATTTCTGTCTTGGAATAGCGCTGATTGGTCAATTCAAAGACTCTGCGTATCACTTCTACCTCATCTTCCACAATCAGTAATTCTTTTCGATTCTCCGGATTGATTCGATACCCATAAGGAGCAGAACCGCAGCAATACTCTCCTCTGCCTCTTTTAGTGTTCACCGCAGCTTTTACCTTAGCAGACTGGTCTTTGACATAAAAATCAGCAACCAGCCCTTTAAACTGCACTTCCAAATCTGATCCTTTTCCCTGATAATCCTTGGAATCATAATGATCTGAAATAGAAATGAATCGTACCCCCAGAAACGGGAAAATCTGCTCCAGGTAGGTTCCCATTTCAATATAGTTTCTGGCAAAGCGTGAAAAATCCTTTACTATTATGCACTGAACCTGGTTATTCCGAGCCAGCTCCAGCACCTGCCTGATGGCCGGGCGTTCCATCGTGGCTCCGGAATATCCATCATCGTAAAATTCCCGAAATGGCATAGTGGCCAGCTCCGGACTATGGGAAATATAATCTTTCACCAATTTTCGCTGGTTGATGATACTGTTACTCTCTCTCTGGGAATCATCCTCCATGGAAAGGCGGTAATATCCAATAACAAATTTTTGCTCGCTCATACGCCAACGCCTCCCTTGAATCGAAAATGAATTTCTAACCTTTTATCATCATACACATAGATTTTTTCA